CCATCCAATATCTTTGCTGTAATAATTTGGTCATCGCCTATATGTGCGGAATCAATACTTCCGTCTGTATAGTGTTCTGAGTCGATAGCGTCATCTACAATTTTAGACCCATCTACAGAATCAGCAGACATATGAGCAAGATCAATACTTCCGTCTGTGTAATGTTCAGAATCAATAGCATCATCAGCTATCTTAGTTCCGTCAACTGAATCGGCAGACATATGAGCAAGATCAATACTTCCGTCTGTGTAGTGTTCTGAGTCGATAGCATCGTCTGCTATTTTAGTCCCGTCTACAGAATCAGCAGATAGGTGAGCAAGATCAATACTCCCGTCTGTGTAATGTTCAGAATCAATAGAATCATCAGCTATCTTAGTTCCGTCAATCGCATCAACAGCTATCGTCAGTACGCCTGTATTAGATAATGTTGCATCCCCTGACACAGCTACGTTATCGAAATCAGTACCATCAGCTACAATGATGTGCGTGTCTGTAGCCGCAATAGTAGCGTCAACAGGTAAATATGTCACTGCCTCTATCGTATCAAGACGAACATCCTGTGCATTAGACTCAGTAATAATCTGATCAAACTCAGCATCTACCTTCGTAGCACTGAATAGTACAGGGGGAGTTGCGTCCCTGTCAGTCTCGAAATCATGTAACCTAGTTAATGTTGCCATATTTAATTCCCTTTAATCGTTAGCTCTAAAACCAGCAGGGACATACTTAACCCCATAGAATGAAATACTAATATCTGTTTTATGCGTTGCCGAGAATGAAAACTTTACAGACCTACCCATACCAATCATGGGGATCAGTACTTTGTTTACGTCAGGGAAATCCCAGTAAGCAGTATCCCAAGCAATCTCATCCCACTTAGATGGCCTTGTTTGCAAGTAATAAGTTTTGTATGAGGTTGTGTCGAAATCAAAGTAAACATCCAAGTTAAACAATCCTGCTGCTCCAGACCCCTTAAACTGAAAATACTTGAATAACTTCTTTATACTAATGTTATCTAGCCACAGCCAAGGCGTATCCCACTGCCATGCAACAGGTGTGCTATTGTCACCGTCTGCATAGATGTCAACATTAGAAGCATCCTGATATTCAAGATATACTCTCCCATAATCACCAGCACTCAAGATATCTCCATCTGGAGTTCTTACTGACTGGTGTATCTTTACGTCACGGTCTTCCATCCATGCCTTAATACTGAAATCATAAATGTAACGTCTTTGGATGGATGGTATGTTGATCCAGAACTCATTCTCTTTCTTGTTATTTATTACGTTTACTTCATCAGGATCAGCTACAGCGTGCAACAATGGATTAAGCCTATCCCTGATCTTGTCTGACAACTTCTTCGCACGCAAACCTTGTATGATCAACTCATTCTTTAACGAGTTTAATCCCTCTGACTCCACGAGATAGTTATCAAGGCCAACTTCGTCCATAGCCCTGTGTCCCATAACTCCAGTGTTGTATACTATCTTGTCTATTGATATGTCTGTAAAGACTGGTGGTACTGTGTATGTGACGATGTGATTCTTTAACCCAAGAATAAGCTTGCCTGTCTGCCCAAGTCTACCAAGGCCCATGATCTTGTCACCACGTGCCAACACGCCTGCCAAATCTATGTCAACATAGTCACTCCCGGTACTCCAATCATCTTCATCATCAACTGCACTGCCAACAAACTGTGTGTCACGCCCAGATATACCAGAAACCCATAGCCTGCTATTCAAGGCTATAACATACTTACCCTTTGGGGGACTATCTGCGAGATCAGAAACATACCAACCTGTATGCGCTGATGGAGGAGCTGCGCCATCGTTTAATGCCCCAGTTGTCTCTTGATAGTTAACACCCATTGCTATTGGAGTTGCGTTCTGCAACTTCAATGCTCCTGATGTAGTGTGATGATATACGTTCCACCCTGTAGCCCCTGTCAATGTTATCGGGGCGGTGATATCAAGAACATCGCTTGCTGGTATTACAGTTGTTGTCTCTTCGCTAGGTATTGTCTCACCGTTAGCGGTTACATATGTTATAGCCGAGTAATATGTTCTGCCTGCCTTAGCACCTAGTGTTGTCGTACCATCGGAAGGAGCGGCTGCTCTAGGTAGATAACCGTACTTAAACGGGTTGTCTGTACCATTTGACATACATAACTTGGTACGAAACATAGTCCAATTAAGACGTTTCCCAGCTGTCAACCCTGATTTAATTACAGTATCAAACGCTCCAGTTGCAGACGTGTATCTCAGTAAACGAGTATCCGCTTGTGCTAACACCTCAAAGTCTGCTGGATAGTCACCCTCGTATACCATTAATGATTCTATTGTTGGGCCAGCCTTGTATATGTCAAAGATAAGATCTTGTGTAGCGTCTTCAGCCCAGCCAGAGTCCTTCGCATCGGTTGCGAATGTGTTACTACCATGCGATGGAGTTGATGAGTCAGTGCCAACTTCTATGTAATTAGATGCATCACCACCACTGTATTCAATAAGCACACAGTAGTCAGCAGAGCTGGTTGTGTATGGCCCCTCAAATGTAAACTCAGTCATCACGTATGAGCCAGTCAATACAGACGGGCTTAACGATACTGACTCTGCTAACATAGAACCCGTTGGCTTTGCCGTGCTACCAACAGATCCAGTACTTGCAAATATCTTAGCTTTTATATCACTAGTTGGTGACCCGGTTTTCTTTAAGTAAAACTGTACGGACTGTATTACTTCGCCAGTGTATGCAAGAGCAAAACCAACCTGCTCGTTGTTATCGTTATACATACTGATGCCAGCATCCTGATTCCCAACTGCGTATGTATCTATACTGTTACCAGCTGAATGTTTAGCAGCGACAGCATTGTAGAACTTCCTGCCTCTGCGCTTTGACACTTCACCATTGATAGCAACCCGTGCATTCTGTAGCTCTGTAGCAAAGTCAGCAGAGATGTTACCCTCACCGACAGCAATGTCGAACAACCCTTTGTTGTTGCCCTCAAATATCTTTTGCTTCATTGCCATAGTTATCTAGCCACTCCATAATTCCTACTAGTTAACGGGCGAAACCTTTTAGCACCACGATTACGTCCTATTACTTTCTTAAGTAAGTTATTAGCTACGCCCATCTCACGATCTCTCTTGGCGAAATCCTGATCGTACTCAGCATACTTAGCTTTAACCATATGCCTGATGATTACCTCCTGATGCGGAGTTGTGTCGGAGTCAGAACTTAGGTCAGACAACTCACGAAAATACCAGTAAGTCATCGTCTTTGCGTTCTCTGAAGAAGTCGGTACAGGGTCTACTTTAATCTGATGAACTTGCGAGGCATCGGACTTCCATGCTACCCACATTATGGGCAGACCCGTATTATTCCTTATCACCTCTTCCTGAAAGTCCTGATTGTTTTTTGCTCTGTGAACAAAAACGTCATCGGAATCTATGTAGAATCTTTCCCCGGCTATTCTGTTTACGTCTGCATCCGCTGCCAGTGCATAAGTAGATGTACTAGTAGCAAGCGTTACTGTGCCTTGAGACTTGTTAATCTCAAAGTTACCAAGAATGTTTAGCTCTTGGATCGATTCGTTGATGTAATCTAATATGCGTGCTTTAGCGTCATTGACTAAACTTGAATCTGGATCAAGTCCAAGGTCACGTAATATGGGATTTCTTATTGTAGCGAGAGACACGGCTCCTCCATGATCTGCTTCATTGCATCTGCCCAAAGACTTGCATTAGTCTGGGCATTAAAGTTTTCTGTTACGTACATACGTGCTGCCTTACCCACTCTCCCCCGTAACACTGGGTCTGCTATCAGTTTCTCTATGTAATACTCACATTCTTCAGGCGTGTTGTACAGAAAGCCTGTTACTCCGTGTTCAACCACTTCGGAGTAAGGAGGGATATTTTTCATCACAGATGGTATGTTCAACGCTGAATATTCTATCCACTTGATTGGTGACTTACATACGTTGAACAAGTCATCCTTCAATGGGATTACCGCTATGTCAGCGTTCAGCAACATCTGTTTATACGGATGAGCTGGTGTTGCTACCCATCGGTGGAACTGATACTGCTTCCTGTTTACATCCTTGAATATTCCCTTGAACTCATGACCGCATATCTCAAGCTTAACTTTCTTGTGTCGCTTTGTGATGCTAGTCAGTGTAGGCCCAATCTCTACCAAGTCTTGGTAATGTGAACAACCACCATGCCACGTAATTCTAACAAGCCCATCGTTAACCATCTTTACTGGCTGCCAAATGCTGAAGTCAATTGAGTTAGGTAACACAAACACGTTATCGTTGAACTGGCTGTAGAACTTCTTAAGCTCTTCAGTTGTTACCGATACCGCATCAGCCATCTCTAAACATTTCTTAGCCGCTGCCACCTTCTTCTTGTTACGCTCAATGTCAAACTGGCCTTTACCATCCTGCCAAATCGTCAGCTTCTTGCCATCAAGTTCTACAACGATGTCCTCTGTCCCCATGTCCTTATAGTGTGGACTCAGTGGATTAATCTCAAAGATATTATCGTCATGATCAACGATGACCTTTTTGCGAGGTGTCATCTTATGCAGCACATCAATCATCTCAATCATCTGCTCGTTAGCTGCACGTGGTATGACTGCCACGTCACACTGCTCCAACAAGTCGAAGAGATCATTGTCCCCGCAATCAACTCCACCAATTGCTGCATCGATGCCTTTTTCTTCGTTTACATAAGAGATAGGTTGACGTATACGATATAGACCGCACGCTCCGTTATCTCTTAAGACACCACACACCTTGATGTCTTCACCTTCTTCATTGAACCCTATTTCTGTACTACTCATAGCTTGTCTTGAATCGCTGTAACTACTATGTCACCCATGTTGTACTGCGTAAGCTTCTCATTGGAGTACATAATATCCTTGTGGTACTGTGTAAGCCCCTCCAAAAACGAGAGGTTACTGCCAACATCTTCAATGCGATGTATATACTTCTGGAATACTTCGTTCTTCATGACTAAACAACAGCGTGGATAAGACATATCGTTACCACCAATATTAAACAACACTATGTCTTCGTTACGATCTTTAAGCTTCTCTACAAATTCATCATCAACGAGAAGTTCATCGTCATCTAAAAGAAGAACATACCTACCCTTGACATAGTCCTTGCAAGTTGAGAGCAAACGATTCGTTCCCAATAGCCCAACATCAACTTCCCCATGTATGATTACCTGATCATAATCTTGCCTCGTTTGGTTAGACAAAGAGATCATGTTCTTTGCTAACTTGTCTGGCCCGTTGTAGCATCTGGTAACAATTGTCAGATCTCCGATTTCTCCCTGCGAGTTCGTATTGCCAGACTTTGGATGATTAAATGACAATCTTACCGTTGGCTCTTCTGACTTCTCTAAATGGTATGTCTCTAGCATAGTGATGAGTATGTCTCGTGTGTGCTAAATATTCTCACAGCTCACATTTTCTCATGCATTCGTTACTACAGAAATGTAAGTATGTGTAGACCGAGTGAACCTCACCCTCGCTTGACTCTGCCTTATTATGAGGGAAATCACCAAACTTGATTACTTTACCGTTCTCGTTAAATGTATCACCACATGTACTACACTTGTACGATCTCACAACCACTCCTAGAAATTTTGGTTACAGGTACGAAATTCTGGATGATCCTCAAAGAAACGCCTTGACGCTTTAACGAATGCATGTTGATCACCATCAACAATATCTTTATACTTCGGGTTGTTCAGGAATATAGACGGGATGCTACCCACCTTACGCATCATCCGCTGATCCGTGAACCCATTGTCACTATACCTTCTCTCGTCTTTAACCTGTTCCCCTACGTCAGTCACATCTTGAACGTGGTCAATAACAAATTTCCTCCCCTCAAACTTAAGGCGTGTTGCTATGTCACCTATGTAGTCTTCATCGTGTTCCATTTACCAGTCCTCTTATCTTGTCTAGCGTTTCAATTTGCTCTGGGTTAAACTGACCAGTACCATCTCTTCTCTCATACCTAGCTCTCTCTTCTGGGTGAGTTAGACCACTGGGTATCAGGTCACCTCGTATGAATGCGTCACCGTATGATGTGCGTAATGCGTTCTCAAATGATTCAAAATTAGTACCACTAAGACCATTTGCCTTGTCTCTCTTGTAGAAGAACAACTGTTCCTCAATCTGCTCTGGAGTCATCCTATCTATCAATTCATTCTTAAGCTTAAGAAACTCTTCATTGAATGGCTGCCCTTTTATGTCAGCTCCACCCATTTGATGAAGAAGTTCTCCTACTAAAGTATTTTTTAATTCGCCCACGCCCTGACCACGTGCCTGCCGTAACTCTATGCGTAACTGATCTGGGTTCCCCGGTGCAGGCTTGTTAGGCGGCCCTATCTCTCCCGGCAGAAATGTTTCCGCAAATCCTTTACCCTTTGGGTGACCAAGTCTAATGTCCACAGGTGAGCTACCAAAAGCTTTAGCCAGCCCCGGCCTGTCACGGACTACCTGCTGGAACGCTTCGTTAACTTGATGCCTGTTGTATGTTGGGTTTAATCTTAAGTCAGCCATAGTTTAGTTGAGGAGGTTATCAGTAAGTGATAATGAAAGGGGGCCGAAGCCCCCAATCACCTTTGTTTACGAAGTAGTAAGTTCCGTAACCTTACCTGAAGCAGCTTCGTTGAGAGAGACAACGCCCCACTCAGCTTCCACCATTCCACGTCTTGAAGATCCAACCTTCGCAATCGGAGTATGTTTGACCGGACGCAATGTCACGATGCCCCACATATCTTTCTGCAACTGAACGATCTTGTCAGTGTCCATGTAGCGATCAAGAATGATACGCTGCATACCGAAATCACTTTCGTAGACATCGACTGATGCAATCAGCTTCTTGCTGGATGCTTCAATATTACGAGTTTGGCTTGCAGTAAACGCAGAGATCTGTCGTTTCTGGAAACCATTCGCATACGTGGTGTCTGGATTTCCACCACTGTCAAAGATAGTCTGCAAGTTGTTATTGTACAAAGTCTCCGTAAGAGCCTGTGTACCAGTTGCAGAACCAGTTTCTACGTTACTGGCAATGAAGGACAGTACGCCACGAGTAGTTCGAGCAGTACCACCGGACGCACCAGATGCAGATACACCGGATACGATGTCTACTTCCATAGCACGAGCCATGATCTTCAAAGCTTTAGCGAGTTGATACTCATACTCGCCACCTTTCACCCCGGCACGCTCTACTGCGTCAACAGTATCCGTTACCTCAAAACCTTCACGATTGATCTGAAGGTAGTTACCCAATCGGGTACGTGCCGTCAGAGTTGGTGCGGTGAAGGTCGCTCCCTCAGCTACTCGCCCTGCGTCAGCAGTGCCAAGAGAATCTGTGAGCCACTCATGCAGGGTATTAGAAGCCTTAGACTTCTTAAAACCACTCAGCATGGGAGTTTCAACTGGACTAATATTTACAATAATATTCAGTAGGTCTTCCCGTCTACCTACTGACTGATAAGTTTCATGTGCTGCCATTTAATATATCTCCGTTTAACCGTTAGGGTTCCACGAATGTCCTGCGCCTTGCAATATCTTTGCGAAGTTTGACAAATCACCACCTCGTGCCTGCGTTACCTGCTGCCTAAAGTTCTGCGCTTGAGCAGGTTGATTAGCAGGAGCTGTGCGAGGAGTACTGCCAGCCATCGGTGCAGGTGCTGCACGTGGAGCAGGCGTGTTACCTAACATTTGTTCGTATTTTTGTGAGTTAACCATCATCTTAGTAAGCTCCGCTGCCATCACCATATCGTGTGGATGCTCTTTGAAGCTCGTTCCCATCAACTGTTCTAAAAGTGGGTATGCCTGCCCTTTAAGGACTTGGTAATATTCACTCTCAGGGTTGCTAACGAAATCGTAAGTGTCCTTAACGTACTGGTCAGATCGTTGACGCATCACTTGATGCTGTTCGATGAGTTGCTTCTTGGTAGCAGCATTTGAACTCTGCGCTTCAAGATCCTTCTCCAACTGCATACGCTTAACCATCTGTTGACCAACCTCTGCTGAGGTCATCAAGTCACCCTCTTCATTCAACTTCACATCAAGTTCAGCGAGTTCAGTCTGGATAGCTTCAGTATTGTCTGGCACAGGATTCCACTGCTGTTGCAGATTCTTGAAATTCTGCGCCATATCCTTAAGCTTACTAATCTCATCATCACGTGATGCAATCTGTGCATCCTTCTCAGCTAAATCCTTAGCTGACCTTTCCTTGATACCGCTAATGCGCTTACTCATACTGTCAGTAAGTGAGCCGTCATCTGCTACCGAAGCTTGTTGCACTGCCTCTTGCTGAGGAGCCAACCCTTGTGCTGCATCATCAAACTCCTGAAGAGGAGTCATTTCTGACCAGTCTAAATCTGCTGGTGCGATGTCATCGGAGATAGGCAACGTGTGCCCCATCTCTGCCGCTGCGCTTACTATTGAATCTGTGTCTACCTCCCCACCAGCTGCCGAATCTGGTTGGGTAACAGGAAGCGTGTCCTGATTTACGATTGTTTTGTTATCTGGCATTTTATTTTACTCCTTTAGTTTTCTGCCCATAAGGTGGGCGAACCCTGAACTGTCTACCTGAGACAATATCAACGAGTCCATTAAGTCCTGCCATCCGCTTAAGTGCGGATATATTTGCCTTGCAGGCTATGAACTCCTCTAATGTTTTACACTCCTCAATTCTCATGTACTCTCGCATCAAAGAGTCCTCCATCTCATCACGTACTTCCTGCCAATGTGGAGTGTTTATAACACTGGCAAGCTTCTCTAGATGAATGCGCTTATCCTCTGAAGGCTTGAGTACTCTAAGGAATTTCTTAAACATAGTTATTTTTTCTTCTTCTTCTTCTTCGCCTTCGCTTTCTTAAGCACCTTCTCTACTTTCGGTGTAGACTTATTCGGCATCACTTTCGACTTCATTAAATTCTTCATCCTTTGCGATTGATCTTTGTCTGCCTTCGACATGTCCTTACCGCTTATAGAATCCTTACCGTATTGGTCACGAACCATATCGGCTTTAGTCCTCGTGGTCATCTTTGGCTTTTTCCTACCAGTGAGTTCCCCCCTTACTGGCTTGACATCCTTCGCACTGCCCTTCTTCTTCATCAACTTCTTAACCTTTGGGGAGTTGCCCTTTTGCGCTGCCTTGTATTTCTTCAAGGCTTCCCTTGCCGCCCTCCTTGCTGCCCTTGCCACCATCATTGCTATACTCACGCTAATCCTCCTATTGAAGTGGCGGTTGCTGTGGGGGTTGCCCACCACCACCACCGCTAAATAATTGCTGTATAACTGGCCCTAACTGTTGGATGATTCCTTGCAGATCTATCCCACCTGCTGGGGGTTGACCTTGAGGTGAAGCTTGGGGAGCTGGAGGTACAGGGGGTGCGCCTTCAGCTCCCGGTTGTCCTTCAGGTGGGGTCATTCCAGCCTGCACGGCTAGTTCATCTACCTTCTGCTTCAACATTACTAAAAGCTCTGGATTCTTCGTTGCCTGTTCCATCACTGTGTCAAGTTGATTACGCACGATCTCATTCGTCTGCTTCGATCCTGACTTACGAAAGAACTCTTTCAATAGCGGAGCTACATCGATATACTCAGGGCCAGCCCTTAAAGCCAACTCAAGCTGTTGCTGAATCTCCTGCAACTTAATCATTCTGTTTGTGTTTACTGTGTTGGCAGATAGTTCGATGTCCCACTGACCTGCAATATCTCGTGCATTTACTTTGTGCAGAGTGCCAGATGCATCTTCTACTGCACGAAATAAAACCTCATCATCACCAAACTGTTGGATCAACTGGAACGTCTGAAGCACTGCTTCATTGATACCAGTGGAAATATTTCGCAACATCATCTCAAGACGTTGGTTACCTTCATTAACGATTGCAGATATACCAGTCGCAGTCTTATTGGCAACAGCTGTGCTATCGTTACCAATCGCAAAATCAGAAACACCAATACGGTCTTGAATAAGTCTACGAACAAGTTCTTCCTCCTTAAAGCTTGAGTGTTTGACATCACCTGTCTGCACTACGCCAAACTGATTCGGGCCAGCGGGGAATCCCATACCGGGGCCGGGACGATGGATCTCAGGATCAATATCACTGTTAGGGTCAAACCACCACATGACAGCGTTAGTGATCGTGCCGCTATCGATACGCATATTATGAATATCGTTTATTTCCTGCTGAAGGTCTGTGATTAATTCTGGGACTCCCTGAGCTTCAAATCTGCCGGGGACGGGGAAGGGTTTTATTTCTGCGAAAGGTTTTTTGCCATGCATCAAGTCAGACTCTCTTACGGAAAGCAAGACGTTAGCACCGGGAGCGAATGTAGCTACGATGTCTTCCATACGCCCATCACCATCGATGTCGTACTTACCGTGCCACTCTATTAACTCCAAGTCCTCTAATGTTTCTGCGGCTTCGTGAGATATATTCTCGTAGCCCTCTTCCAGCGTCTGAACATCGTCTAATAACTTCTCACCATGTGAGCTGACAATCTCTGAGCTGTCGTTACCTATTCCTGCTGGGATTAAATCTACGTTTGTATACACACCCAAGTCCTGTTCTTTAAGCAGGGTGTCTATATCACGTCTAAATCGGTGGGCTACATAAGGTGAGCTTTGTATGTCTAACGCACGAGGATGGTAGATGAAGTCTTCAATAGGTATAAACATCCAGTCTGGATTGTTATACACAACCTCTTCTCGCTGCATCTCCAAAAATGGGTGTTTAACCCAATCATGGTTGTCAGCGTAAAACGCCATCTGATCCAAGAACTCTAATGTCTCTGTCGTAGGCGCACCAGACTGAACCTCCTGCTGGGCTACCTGTACGTCTTTCATTACATCCGACTGACTGAGATGGCGTGTGTACTTACGAATCTCCTTACGCCATATAACCTTCATTACACCACGTCCATAGATGAACGATTCTCTGATCCAGTCTTGTACTTTAGGGTACACACCAATCCGCTGGTTCATCACGTAATGCAACATGTTCTCTACATCACGAGCCTTGTCGTGATCCGAAACTGTAACGGGGGGTTGACCCCCGTTGGGCTGTATAGCTGGAGTTGCACCAGCTGACGAAGCCCCTTTAGCCGTCACAAACGGCTGTGTACTGAATATAGGATTGATCATCCTGCTGACCAACGTATCTACTAGTATCCCTGTAATCGGAATGTGGAGATTAGAACACCCCTCCCACGGGAAGTCCTTCTCATCAACAATGCCACGATACTGTAAATACCAATCCTCTAACTGATCCTGCCATATTGAGCGTGCGTCCACAGAGTTCTGGACAGACTCCTGTAGAAAAGGGAGCAAATGCTCTACCTTTACACGCTTGTCTATTGCAGGCATACCTTGCTGCTTAGGAGCTTTCTTTACACTATCACCGCTTGGCAGCTTAGTTGTCTGCTGTACCACTGGCGGCTTGCTCTCATTATCAGCTGGCGTGCCTGATCTCTGGTTGTTTGATAACTCTTGACTCATTCTCAATCCTTATCTTTATAGGTAGGCTTGCGCCCACCAGTCTTTACAACACCCTTGTTATTTGGTCTATTGTTCTTGCGCTTCTCACTGTCTTTCTTCATCTTTCTGGCAAGAGCTTTAGCAGCCTTCCGCATCCACTCAGGTCGTTCATGTTTCTTAGACTTAACCTTCTTAGACTTAACCTTCTTAGTTTTAGTTGCCATGTTTACTCCAAAAAAAAACGGCTGGGCTGGTAACGAAATACGTTTCGTCACCAAACCAACCGTCAGTTCAATCTGATAGGTTGTGTATCTTATAAGTTACAGGTTGCGCTCTACCTCTCGTGTTTCAATTTTTTGGATCACCCCCTCAGCAAAGTGAATCGTCACACTCCCTGTAAAGTAACCTTCGATCAACTTTTTTATACGCTGTATGTAATTAGATAATTCTATTGGCATCGGGTAATAAAGCCTATTAGATATATAAGATGCACTTGCAGGTCGTTTGGATTTTTCTTTTAGCACTTTATGGCGTTTCTTCTATACAGCCCAGCAATCTAAGGTGATCGTATGACCTTTCAATGTGCTTAAAGTACTCTTCTGGAACCAAGTCGTGCTTACCCATGTTGCAGTACTTACATAATATCTGTAAATTCCCAGCGTCATCAGCCTTGCCGGGGAAGTTTATCTTGGGCAAAATATGGTCAATCTGAGCGTTCAGACCTATCACTAACCCTACCCCACAGTAGTTGCACTTGTAACCCTGCCGATCCAGCAAATCCAAAAATATCTGAAACGATTTAGTATCACCAAACACTGTCCATGATGACTTCTCACCCCAATGCTTTATACACAGCGATGCTGTCTTGTATGTCAGCTTTTCATAACACCCACTGCGTGTGCATATGCCAAGTCTCTTCTTGCTTGAGATAGTATCTCTATGTCTACTTGCTGCATAATCTTTCGCACACAATCGACACCAGCTCTGCTTGCCATCACTATTCTTACTGTTCTTAGCGAACTCTTTTAGAAGCTTGCGGTAGCCACATCTCGCACAACACTTACGCTCAGTCTCTTCTTTGTCAACGAAATTCGCAAGCAACCTGTTAACTTCTGGATCATTGTCAAAACTCACTTAAACGTCAGCTCCTTGATCTCATGCACCATCCCCACAGGGATCTTAATTCTCTCACCTACCACTGGGCCATCATTGTGATCCTTCTGGAAGACCATCAGTATAGCTTGCTTACTGCGTCCCTGATAGAATCCTACAAGCTGTACTAATGGAGGGTCTTCCAACATCTCCTTGTAGTCTGCATCTGCCCAATCTGTACGAGCTAATGCATCCTCCCACACCACGTGATAGATACTGCCTGTTTTTAGCCGGGGTATTTTCACGACATACTAAACGGGAACTGCGCCCCCTTAGAGTACTTCTTCCCGTTGATAAAAAATGTCCACGCTATATAAAAATATGGAGACTTCTTTTTGAGTTTCGTCATAGTTACTTTTATTAGCGTCATCTAAAATATCTTAAAAGCATTCGCCAGAGCTGTGGTAACCGCCACTTCCAATAATAAATAAGTGTCCTGATCTCGT